TACACAATATGATGATGATGTTAGTGGACTAAAGTATTGAATAAGATTATCTGTTTGTGTTGTTGTGTTTGCAATGTTAACAAGGTCATCTCTATGTGGCCCTACAGTTGCAATACAATCTTTTCTTGCATTCGCAATTGATATCACATGATTTGCTTTCGCTTGAGATAAATCTCTTGATCCAAGACCTGGCCCCATGATGATGAAATCAACTGCCTGTTCATCTTTATTTGATATAGTGTCGTATGCTGTTTTTAAATCAGAAAGTGTAGCAGTAAATCCACCATTTGCTCCCGGAGCTGGAACTGCGCCAGATACACTGGTGTAATCTGTTCCTCCTCCAAGATTGTAAGTTATGTTTCCTAGTGCAGCAAAAGTATTATTTTGTGCATTTTGACTCCATAAACCTTGTGCAGTTGTGTTCGCAACAAATCCTGTTGAGAATCCAGTTGCCCTTGGTTCTTGGAATGAACCATCTACGGTTTTATGGAATGTATCCTGTGATTGTGATGGATTAAATCCGGCATACAGATTTTCTGATCTATCTGCAAGATACTGTTTGTAGTAAATCTTTTCTGGAGAATTTACATTAGATATCGCATCATGCGCTTTTGATAGATGTAGATGTTTTTCAAGAATATTTCCTTGAATGCCACTAATTGTTCCAGCATCATCAACCACTGCAACGTGAATACCATCATTCTTTCCATTTCTATCAATGGTATATTTGTTTGATGTTGGTCTTGGTGCAAGTGTTTTCCAGAATACAGTAGAGTTCTCTAAACCAAGTGTTTGTTGATCATACCAATCAACTGCAGTTACAATTTCAGCACTTACTGCTGTATTTGCTGCATTTGGTGCACCAGTGTTAATACCTGAACTATTCACGAAGAACACAGTCGTTGCTGCAATACCTGCACCAGCACCCTCAGTCACTGTCTTAAATGAGTTAGTTAATGAGTTTTGTGCATAATCAATTTTAAATTCTGTTCCAGCACTTGATACTCTTGCAGTAATTTTAACATCAATCTTTGAATCACCATTTGTTGCATCAGTTCTAACACCTGTAATAATTCCCTTTAGATGTCCTGTAAATGTTGATGTTGAACCAGCTCCCGGTAATACAACGCTTGTCAATGCTGCTGTGACACCAGCACCAATTGTTGCACCATAGTCTTCCAAACTGGTTGTATTAATACCAATTATCTGATCTGCTAAGTCATCTATTTGACAAACTTTAAGTCCGTTTGCATAAGATCCCGGAGTTTTAGCAGCGTAGTAAAAACTTGTATCATCTACGTGATTCTGTTGGTAATCATCGTAACTTTCAATTTTTAAACCACCCGATCCACCAATGACAGTTGTAGATGCAATACCAACACCAGCATTTGCGTTTCCTAAATCGTCATCATCTGCTCTGACTACTTTTAATACACCACCATATGATAGGAATGATGCAGCACTCATCCAATATTCATACTGCCTATCAGTTGAAAGTGGTTTACCAAAATTTTTGATTAACTCCTCTTCATTTGATACTTGAATGGGTTCATCAATTGGGCCAAGACGAAATGGGCCCGCTATTGCGCCGATATTGTCTAATACATTATCTGCTCTTCCTACTGTTAAATCAACCTCTCTGACCAATACGCCGGGAGACAATTGAGGAGTCGCCATGTTTTTCTCCGATTCTCAGTTTTATCTAGAAATTATTTATTGTTTAGTGACTTTACATTATCAACTTCGTATTTAGACGTATAATTTAAGATTATTCCTTTATGTGCTAAGACAATTTTTTTCGCTTCTGTCATTTTTGTAGTATAGAAAACGATTGTATCATCTCCTGTTAATCCTATGTCACCACTCATAATTCCTCCTCATGTGTTGGTTTTCCCATTGTTTTGTATTCAAGTTGTTCTTTGAGAAATAAAATTTCCTCCTTAAGTTCAACGTTTTCTTTTTCTAAATGTTCGATGTGTTTTTCGTAAACAATAATCATGTTCTCCAGTTCAGATAATTTTACCTCTATATCCCAATCCACATTATACCGCCGTTCTAATTATTTACAAGTTTAATATTCTCTTTATATTCATTTTTGTTACAATTCACCTCTCCAGATAAGATCTGAACCAACCGGTGCTGATGTTCTTGTTGCAAAATACAGTAATATGTTACACAAAAACCAGAAGACATTTACAACCCATGCTTGTTGCCAACAAAATTTTCTGTTTGTGGTGACAATAAGAATATTTAATTCGTCACCTTGTTTTCTTACAACCTGCTCTAATATTAATGCAATCACAAAACCAATTGCAAAAATATAAAACATGAAATTGAAAAAACTTGCACTTGTAAGTAAAAAATAAATCATCGATACTCCCACATATAAGATTGATCACCATATTCATCAACTTTCCATCTATCTCCTTCAGCATCTACAAACGTGTCCTCACCTAGACCATCATCCATAAAACCAAAAGGAGCCATGTCTTGTTCTATTTGATTTTTTTGTTCATCATATAATCTTTTTCGGACATCCTGATCAGTGAGTTCCTTAAAATAATCTGATTGAACTAACCATGCGTATATGACAAGACACATTGCTAAGTCATCATTACAACCCTCCTCTGCTTCAAATGAATTACTTTTTTGAATAAACGTTGTCAATTCACTTAGTATATCATAATCACAGAATAATAACTTATCAGTTTCAATTATTGTTTTAAGATTTAAAGATCCTACTTTTTTTACAGTCTTTGACATCTTTACACCTAACTGAGTTTTCTTACCAGAAAAACCCTGTCCAATTATTTGACCAGCACGACCTCTCATTGAACACATCAAAAGGTTCTCATATTCCATATCAAAATTGAGTATGGATGCCACTTGATCACCAATATCGTTCACCTCACATAATATAAAAGCATTATTGTAACTTTTGCACACCTCATATATTATTGAGGGAAATAACATAGGTTTGATTTCATTGTTTCGATATTTCGCTACGACTTTATGGGGGAAAGTGGTAATATCAATAACAACAAACGCTGAATAATCGTTACCTACACCACGAGCAACGTCAACTGTGCAAACATAATCATGTTTCTCAACCGGATGCTCATAAACATCTAGTCCTGCATTTCGTTTTATTGGATTCTCATATATTAGATTTCTTAATTTACTTGGTGCAATTAAAGTATCAACAGATCCTAAAAACTCACATTCAAACTCAACTTTAAATTGTGCTTCAGATGTGTTTGCAATTGTTTGTTCTCTCCATGCATCATCTCTTCCCGGAACTTCAGACCAGTGAACATCTGTAGGAACATATTCATTTTTACTTCTTTCTGCATCATGCCACATTCGGTAGAAATGATTCATACCATGTGGTGTAGAAACTATGATAACTTTTGTGCTCTGTCCAGATGATATTGTAGGATAAACAGATGCAAAAAACTGATCTGCAATATGATTTGGAATGAAAGCAAATTCGTCTAAGAATATTACGTTGTAAGATCCACCTCGAACTGCTGATGCAGATGTGGATGCTGCTAATATTTTTGATCCATTTTCTAATTCTAATGATCCTTTATTCCAAGCAAGAATACCTTGTTGCATCCACTTAGGTAAATTTTCATATGCAAGTTGTAATCTGCCTAGAAGATCCCTTGCTGTAGAGGCTTTGTTAGCGAGTATTGCAATATTAACATTATCATTAAATACTGCATAATGTAGGAGATAAGATACAACTGTTGTCGATTTACCTGTCTGCCGAGGCATCTTGCAAATGTTGAAACGGTTCTCATGGAAATTTTGTATTAATTTTTTTTGAAAATCATACATTGCAAATGGTTGCAATCCATGATCCAGTGTTACTATCTTTATATATTTTTCTGCAAAATAAACTGGGTCATGACGACATGCCACGAACTCTAATATCTGCTCTTGTGTAAATTCAATTGGAGTATTGGCTTTCTTAAGATTAGGATTGCCAAGATAAATGTTTTCAAGTGAGGGCATAGTTAAAGCATTTCATATTTACCAAATTCCATTGGTTTTTTTAGTTTCATTTGTTGATCATGATCTATTGTCTTCTTTACCATTTCAAGTGTTTTTTCTAGTCTATCTATCTTCTTCTCTAAGTCTGTTTTACCTCCTGATCTGGAGGATTGGTTCTCCTGGCTCATTTTCGGAAACTTTGTAATTATAGAGTTTAGCACCGGGATACACTTTCTGCATCTGTATCTGGACTTCTCTACGGGATGGTTTTTTGACTGATGGAAAGAACATTTTTATCATGTAGCTTGATCCTCTCCATGCCAAGTATACGTCTATTATATTACCAACTTTATTATAATCTGGCAACTTAGTTGCCTCAGTATACTCTGTATACTTAATATTAGTTTTGGGTGATTTAATCGGTTCTGGTTTAATTATATCAATAAACTCAAAGCGAACTTCTCCATTAGCGTCTTCGACCTTAACGCCAGCATTTTCTAATGCGAGTATCTGTGAAGGAGTCATACTAAGAGTTACCGTCTTATTATTTAGTTAGTTCTTCATCTTGGCAAGCATCTGATAAGTCTTGTGCCATGTTACCACCAATCTCAGCACCTTCATTCATGCCCATCATCGTCGCAGCACCAGCAAGAACCCAACCAACAATGGGGACAGTGGCAAGAGGCTTAGCAACAACAGTGCCAACACTACCCCCAACAAGCCTTCCTGTTTGTTCTCCTCCTCCTGCTGCTTTGATACATTCGACTTGTGCTGCACTGAGCTTCTTTTCGTCACTGAATCCTCCCTTTGAATCCATGATAAATTGTTCTTTTACTTTAATCTTATTATTACCTAAACCAAGAAACCCAGCCTTTTTGTTTATATCTTTTTCTACAGTTAATACTTTTGGATCATTTGCCCGATACTTAATTTCATAACCTTCATGTCCTGCCCTAACTTCGTATGAGGTATAAGGGCCAACAGGTAAATTAATCTCCGGCAATGTTTTTCGATTTACCAGTAATCCGATCATACTAAAGTGTGATATGCCTAATAAAGTGCCAACACCAAGAGCAAACCACTTTAGTAGTCCTTTCTTATTTTCCATTCAAATACATGATACGGTATATTATATATCTAAAACTTTATCTCCTATTTTAACATTATTTTTTTCAAACCATCCCCTATTTACTTCTAATGCATAAAGAACATTAGAATCTGATGATACTGGAGTGCACATTAATGGTTCAAGTTCTTTGATATTTTCAATAACTCCTTCTTCATTTATAAATGCAATATCAAGCGGAATGTATGTGTTTTTCATATAAAAATATTTCTCTCCAGATTCTTCAAATTCAAACAACATGCCTGTATCTGGATCGAGATTTTTTTCAAACATTAATCCAAGATTAAACTCAGTTTGATTGCGTGGTCTACGAATGTGTAGAGGCAGATTGACTACCTCCTCGCCAACTCCACCGCTGCCACCCCCACCATTACCAGAGCCGCCG